TTATAGAACTTTCTTGTCAAATAGATCGGTAACATTATGTGCTCGTTCTTCTTTGATGTGAGTATATTGTTTGGTTGTTTGAAGGCTTGCATGTCCCAGGAAGTGCATGACATCTTCTGGTCTGGCTCCAGCAATGAGCGATTGAGTGGTAAAGAAGTGACGCATAATGTGTGGAGTGATATAGATACCACATTCCTCACTTACTCGTTTAAAAATTTTGTTTAAAAAAGCAGGTCTTTCCAAATAGTATTTATTATTCTTTATTCGGATGCTCAAGTAATCTTTTTCCTGCTCAATAATGACGTCTGCTTTCTTTTTGACTTGTTTTGCTGTTTCCATGATCTGCAACAACAGCTCACTGCCTCTGTCATTTAAAACGATGTAACGCACAGAACTTTCTGTTTTTGTTCTTCCAGCACCATCTTTTGTCCTGTTGGAACGAGAGTCTCTTATATTTAAGACTGCTCGATTATTCGAATCGAAAGTAACGTCCATGAACCTGATACCACAGACTTCCCCGCGTCTAAGTCCGAAAATAGTCAGGTAGACAAATGCAAAATGTGTAGTCGATAGTAATTCTTCTGCGGTTTTTATCCACGTTTGAAAATCATCGATTTTTAACTCTTTATTAAGAGGTTCTAACTCTGATTCCCCAAGATAAATGCCAGACAATTTATTTTGTCTAAGATTTCCATTTTTGACAGCATCGTTTAAAATGGAATTCAAAAGTCGATTACTGGTAAGCACACTATTTCTGCGGTACTGGCCAAGCATTTCTGCCAGATGTTCTTCATAATCGTTGCGATTTATTTTTTTAAGCGGGAGGTTTCCCCACTTTTCTTTTATCATGGTACGATAAATGCCTGCGTTAGTGTAGATGGATGTATCATTCCATTGACCTGTTTTTTCTTTCTTTGCTGAGTAGATTTCCCAGTATTCATTTAAAGTCAGTTCTAGGTTGACATCCATTTCATCATGATAAATTCTTTCTTCAATATCCCTTAGAATTCTCTGGGCGTCCTTTAAGCTTCGTAGTCCGCTCTTGTTAAATTCTTTCTTGTTGCCATTAACAAAGTATCCTCTGCGGACATAGTAACGCAATCCTTTTTGGGTTTCGTACGTAAAAATATTTGGGTATTTTGTTTTTGTATATTTCATTCTCTTTTCCTTTCTGTAAGACCAATCTGGACAAGGTTTTTTCGAAAGGATATTGGCATCACCTCCTTAAAGTGATATAATTAGAGTACGCAAAAGGTCCGGCTGAATAGCTGGTCTTTGCTTATTGGACTACCCTACACTTCGGCTTTGGTCGGTTGGAAGTGTGGGGATTTTTTTGTTATTCGATATCTAATTGCAAGACTTCTTTGATTTTTGCTTTTAGCTTGTTCAGATCTGTCTGGTCGAGTTGGTAGGCTGGTTTGTAGATTTTCTGAAATAGCGTCTTTCCTGATTTGTCTGTAAGGGGGACTCCAGAGGGATCTACTTGCCTTTTGGTCTTGTAGATGATTTTGCGTTTGTCAATTTCTTGTATTTTTCGGACATAGGCGTAGGCTTTGGGTTTTGATGGTGTGTCTTGGTATTTGGTATTATCCAGTGTGATACCACCACGGTATTTTTTACCTGCTTTTTTGCCTGTTAATGGTACAGCTAAGAGTGTGCCATCTGTTTTATCGGGCGGTGTCAGAATGATAGCGTAGTGTTTGCCGTAAAATTCATTTCCGCCTTTTTGTGTGAAATTGACAAGGTAGACTTCTCCTTGTTGGAATGCCATGGTAACTCCTTGATAAAAAAATAAGGTGCACTTAGAAAAGTACACCAGACTGTTTGTCCTTGACGAACAAGGCTTTATAAATAAATATCGTATCCTTGACGAACAAGGCTTTTGACTAACTTCATTATACCAAAATGAGTGAAATAGTCAAGGATATTTATTTCTGGTGTTGAATTTACCTCTCTCTATAAACCTCCACGACCTCGCCAATGGTTCGGAAGTCGGTGTCTGCTGTGATTGGGATGTTGTCATAGTCTGGGTTCAGTGACTGTAGATGGTCGCTTTTTAGTTTCTTGACGTAGTTTTCGCCGTCAACTTGGAAAATTCCGATTTTGTTTAGATCTACCTGGTCCTTAAGTTTGATAAAGAGGAAGTCGCCGTTTTTGATTTTGGGTTCCATGGAGTGGCCGACGGCGATGGCGATGGTGTCGAAATCTTTCTGGTCTGGGATGTCGTCTGCGTAGAAGCTGACCATGGTGTCGTAGTTGTCTTCTTGCCAGTAGCCTGTGCCTGCGGATACCTTGCCGGGTACGGGTAGGCTGATGCGTTTTCTGGTGTCGTAGAGGTCAATGGTCTTGTCTGAGATAGTGGCAGCTCTTTCCTGCTCGTCTAGTTGCTCTGTTGCGTAGCTGAGGACGTTTTTTTGTCTGTCTTGGTGTAATTGTACCACCTTGTCCGAAATCTGCTCTATGAGGCTGTTAGGGGCTGTGGTGGTGTAGGATTTACCAAACATCATAATTTGCGGATCAATTCCAAAGAAATTTGCCAATTCTTCAATTTCCTGTATTTTGGGAGAACGTGTTCCTTTTTCCCACTTTGAAATGGTTGATTTTGTTTTTCCTATTTTTTCTGCTAACTGTTCCATGGTGAGAGAGTTTGCTGTTCTGTATTGTTTAACCATTGCAGGAAAAGCAATTTGAGTATCCATACTGTGTCCTCCTTTTTTCTTCATTATATAATCATGTTTACATTTTGTCAACAAAAACGATAACAAGATATTTTCAAAAAAGTTGACTTTTTTAACACAAAAGTGTTGACAAAAAGGAAACAAAGGTGTATACTATAGTCAAGGTTAAGGAATTAACCGAAAATAAAACGGGAGGAACGGCGAATGATGGACATACTAAAAAGCCTAACACCTGACGAACTCGGAACAGTTCTGATAGTGCTAGGCTTGGTAAGGCAAGCTCGTCTGTGGCACAAACAAATCCTAGACCACAAGATTGAGCAAGCTAAACTAAATAAAAAGTAAGAGCAAGGGGCGAAAGCCCCAACCTCTTATTTGAGTATACCACCATTCGCCAGAAAAAGCAATGTTGTATTGGTTAGCAGGTTTATGGGTTTTGATGTTTCTTGGCAGGCATGCTCACAAGCGTTATCTGGATAAAAAGCTGGAGAAACTCAGAAAGGAAAAAGAGGGAAAGGAGTGAGGGTTATTGAAAGAAACCGCGTTTGAAAAACTACTCAACGATAGCGGTATGAAAAGAAATGTCATTGCAGAACGCATGGGCTTAACTCGTTCTGGATTTTACAGAAAACAGAAAAAGCCTAAAGAGCGTTTTGATGGTGATGAAATGGCCAAACTGGCTGAGGTAATCGGTGTAGATCCTCAGAAGGTCTTAGCGGCCATTTTAATTTCATAACGAAGTTGACAAAAATAACACAAACACACCAGCTCTGCTATTTACAGAAAGGAGGAGGGGAGTTATGACACCAGAAGAAAAGTTTTTAGAGTTTGCTTCCGAGCATTCAGCGGATTATATCCAAGGATGGTTGGATGGCTTGAGTGGAGCAATAGAAGTGTTGCGTTCTTTACCAAAAAAAGCAGAGTCAAGCGACTCTACTTCTTAGGCAAAGTTTTAGTTAATTCGTTCAGATAATTCAACTGTTGAATACCAACCATGGCTTTCCCTAGATCAAGTTCGCCAGTAAAAAACTTGGTAGCAAGTTCCATTTGTTGGTTTTGTTGCGTTTCTTTTAATCGAAGTTCAGTTTCTTTCTCAAGTCGTTTAATTTCATTTGCTGATTGTAATTCGACTTCTTTAATTTTAGAATCCATTTGTTTTTTTGTTACAAAATATGTGGCAAGAGCTGGAACGCATGCAGTTAAGAACGATGTGGTAATTTGATTCCAATCCATAACCATCCTCCTTTCTATCAAGATTTTATGAATAAAAGATGTTGGGTTATTCATGAGAATATTATAGCAGAAAGTTATTGAAAAATCAACATGTAGTTGTGGATAACTTTTTGAATACTATATCTAGTAACTGGAGGAAGAATATGTGGGAAAAAATTGAAAAACTGCTAAAAGAAAAAAACATGACTAAAAATAAGCTTGCTACGCTTGCAGGCATCAATAAAAATAGCCTAATTGATCTAAAAAAGGGTAGAAAGAAATCCTTGAAGTTTGAGGATGTTGTTAAAATCGCTGACGCTTTGGATGTCAGCCTGGATGAATTTAGAAAGGGGTGAGGGGTTGAACAAACTTACCAGCTCTGCTATTTACAGAAAGGAAATAACATGTCAAAACAAAGATACGGTCGCCCAAGTACAGGGCAGAAAGGGAATAACCGTCCCACAGTGGTCATTAGTCGTGAGAACTACGACGAGGTTGATAACTTGTCGCTTGGTACAGGAATGAGCCGTAGTGCTATTATTGATTATTTTATCAGTGAAGGCTTGAAACGTGCTCGTATTGAAGAAGTTGTCATCAAGACTAAGCGTCTTGTCCTTGAGGACTAGAAAGGAGAAAGGGATGGAAGTTAAGGTTTGCGGTATCCCCTATTCAATCATCATTCAGGAGCATTTTAAAGCATATGACGATGAACGGAATCTGTGGGGATACTGCGATTACGAGAGACAAGTGATATACATCCGTGAAAGTCTTTCGGAGGAAAGAAAAAGGCAAGTGCTAATCCACGAATTAACACATGCCATGTTGCAAGAAGCTGGATACAAAGAACAGGATGAAGATTTAGTAACGCGATTTTCTATCATTCTGCACCAGGTACTGGCTGAAAATAGTCAGTTACTTACTTTTCCGAAGTAACTCCTTTGAATTTACCACCGGTGGTTTTTACATCCATGAATTTACCAGTTGAAGTATTTCGTTTGGTATATAGTCCTGTTTTTGGGTTATACGACTGAGAACGACCTTTGACTGCTCCATGGCGACCGCCGCCTTTGGCACCGTTTTTTGCCATAACTTATCCTCCTTTCCTTACTATTTGACGCACAGGAGGAAATCACTAGATTTGGTAGTTAAAGTCGGATTTGTTTACCTGATTGTCATGGGTTTATTATAGTATAAAAAAGCAAGATTGTCAACATATAGTGTGTGTGAATAAAAACCAACACTATATGTAGTGCATAAATCTATATAGGCATAAAAACTAATTATATAAATATTGGTAAGGAGTAAAACAATATGTTGTGGAAAAATATCGAACGAATTTTGGCTGAAAAAAATTTTTCGGTTTATAGGCTAGCATTGAATGCAGGACTTGATCCAGCAATGCTTTATCGACTTCGTGACGGAAAGGTTAAAGATTTGCACTTTGAAACAGTAAAAAAAATCGCCAAGGCTCTTGGTGTGAGTCTGGACGAATTAGCAAAAAGCTAATAAAAATAGCCCCATGACAAAGGTCAGGAGCTTACAAAAATATCTAACAGAATTATAACACAGGAGGCCTATTATGGACAAGATATTTGTTGATTTGTCCGACTGGATAAAATCGATAATAAGAGACGTTGTAAACGAGATTTTACTGGAAAAGGACAACGACGATGGTTTCCCAGAAATGATGAACCGAAAGGATTGCATCAGATTTCTAAAGGTAGACGGGACCGTCTTTGATAAATACAGAAAATTACCGAATTTCCCTAAAGAGCAAGAGGGGACAAAATGGAAGAAAAGAGCTATTAAAATTTGGCTTAGCGAAAAAGACTAAAAGACCAATCTGGACAAGGTCTGAAACGAGGGAATATTTTATGACAGAAGCATTATTATCATTATCAATTTTCGCAGTGCCTGTTTTGGTGGGTGCGATTGTGGAACAGCGGAAGATTGAGAAGGAGAGGAAGTACAAGGAATTTGAAGAAATTCGTCGCAGAGATTACCTGTACGGCTTTAAAGCAGGTATGGGGTATCAGAGTACCTGCGACGTTGAAAAAGCTCGTAACGGGCTAAAGAGAGACGCTCAGCAAGTGGATAAGGAGGAGAATAGATATGCGAGAATGGCTGGATGAGCTTTTCAAACAAGAAAAACTTGCTATCCCTCGCCCGCTTTACACATTAGAGCAGGAAAACCAACTATTGCATGATATGGTCCGTGAAATTGCTGTGGAGCGAAATGCTTATCGCATTGATAATCAGCGATTAAGGGATGAGAATGAACGGTTGAGGAGGATTTTAGAAGGATGACGGAACTGACGACTGTTGAGGCAAATATTCTTAATATTTTAGCTCCTTACCGAATTGAAAAACCTGTTGATTTTGAAAGTATTCGAAAGCGTTCTGGACACAGTAGAAGGAGCTTGCAGAAACACCTTGAAAATCTCAAGCGCAAAGGTCATCCAATTGGCAGTCTTAAAAGAGAAGCTTGGCACGGATTGTATTTAGCCAGAAATCTGCAAGAACTTGAGCCTGGTATGAGTGCAAATATCAAACAGGCAGAAACTACGCTTGAAACTGCACGTATTCAACGTGGTATTGATTTTGAGGAGTATTGGAGAACTTTATAATGAATCATTCACAAACCAGTTGCAGAAGAAAAGCGACCAAATCGGAATCTTCGGTATCTGCAAATAAAGCGATGCTAGGGAGGTTGATATGATTCGTAGACACGCATTTGATAAAAAGTCACCTAAAATCGCATCAAGTCGGAAAGCAACAGGAGTCGACTATGCGATTTGGGTGCAAAACTGTGAGCTTGCTGACGATGAGTTGGCCGGCTTGCTTGAGATTGAAGAAAGGTATATCAAACGAATGAGGAAACTTGACTGGATACCAGGCGAGTCTATTCGTATGCGGATTGATGAATTAATTTTAACCCGAAGGGTTTAAAGAAAGGTGGGGGAAGTTATGGAGACGGCTACATTTTTTAAAAACGAAGTTGAAAAATTCCAATATTATCAGTTCCCTAAGTGGCTGATGAAGGAACCTTACTGCGAATTATCTTTGCTTGCAAAGATGGTATATACACTTCTATATGATCGTTTAGGGCTATCTATAAAAAACGAATGGTACGATGAAGATGGTAAGGTATACATCCACTACTCTAACGAAAAACTAGCTGGGAAGGACGGAGGAGTTAATTGCTCTATACCAACAGTCATAAAGGCTAAGAAAGAACTGACAAATGCAGGGCTATTGACTGAAGTCCGGCAAGGGCTCACTCTTTCCAATCGGATCTATTTAAAAGGTCCGAATATTTTAAATCAAGAAGTTAAAAATTTTAAATACAGAAGTAAAAATTCTTTAGTTCCAGACGACAAAAATCTTAAGACTAATAAGACTGAAAAGAGTAAGACTGAATATAGTAATGATTATGATACTGATATGACGGACTTAATCTCTGCATTTCAGAAGGCATTTCGTGGTCACACTCCAACACCATTCCAATACGAGGATTTGGAAAAATTCCACAATGAAGATGGGCTAACTATTGAAATTATGATTGAGGCTATCAAGCGTACATCGAATAACAATGCAAACTTCCATTACTTGCAGGGCATTCTTAGGAACTGGGCTAAGAAAGGTATACAGACTATGGAACAGGTTATCGCAGATGATTTAGCTTTTGAACAAAAGAAAAATGGTCGCTCTGCTATTAACCCAAAACCAGCGCAGACAAATGTGCCAGCTTGGGCCTTGGAAGAAATCGAAGAAAATAATTCAGAGGAAGCTATGCAACGGATGCAGGCTTTGAAGGCTAGAATGTTAGCCGACGAAAAAGATGAGCCCGTACCGGAATGGGCTGAAAAAGTCTTAGCAAGCCAACAAACTGCTGAGGGGCAGGCTAAGTTGGCAGAGATTTACGCTGAGTTGGAGGCTATGGAAAATGGTGAAACGGGTCATTCTGAAACACGGTCTTAAGCAAGACAATCCTTTTGTCCGTAATGTGAGGCATTCGACAACGGGCTTGGAAATTTTCTACGGCAATGAGCGTCAGGCCTTTCGGTACGCAAATTGGCAGGTTGGTGTCGTAATGACAAAGCAGTTGTATCTGCATGGGAATTTTAAAATCATAGAGGTGGAGGACTGAATGTACAAGCTGGATTTCGTTGTGAATGGCGGCTGGATCTTTCCGATAGGTGTTTACGATACCAAGGAGGATGTCAAGCAGGCTATCTACCGACACATCTATTCATATTCTGCTATTCAACGCCCAATCTTTCGAACTAGTGGTTCGGATGAAGTGAAGCGGGTGGATTATGGTGCTTGTGATTGTTATTTTTTGGTGAAGGAGGTTGAAGTGGCGTGATATGTAGAGGATCTGAAGAAAGCTCGGCAGAATTTAGATTGGCTAATTGAGGAGATGGAGGAAGTTGAATGAAAGATTACCAACCATTACTGTTCTTTGGTACTGTATGGCTCATCATATTACTTGCAGCTATGCTGACAATCAGAAATCTAAGTCATGAAGTGGATGAATTAAAAGCTAAGGAGCCCATCATAATATACCAGGTAGACAACGCTGGCACAGAGATGTTCGGCAAGGTCACGGATAAAGCCGTGCTTGACGGGCATTATTATGTCGAAGTTAGCCCTTATGGAAAATTCCTCGTGACGAAGGAGCAGTATTACGAGATTGAAATCGGGCAGGAGATGCCTGAGTATTTGAAAGGACGGAAGAAGTAGTGAGAGTAGCAGAAATTATCGCAACCTGTCACAAAATCAACACCAAGCCCAATATCCATCTAGGAGAGGTGCAGGATGTGTACGAGTCTAGAGATGGGCAGATGCGGTATTACGTTAACAGAAAAGGCGGTGTTGCCTATCTATATGCGACACAGGAAAGAGGGTGTTTCTTATCGGTGGTAAACGAATAAAAGAAGATGAACTTGATTATATTCGTCATTTATACCAGTACCCAGAGAATAGCACTGTCAAAAGTGTAACGGGACATCTAGGCCTCTCTAGGCGTGCTTATTATTACCGCAAGAATAAAGCAGGTATTACCAAGAAGCATATTAGAGGTTGGTCGGATGAAGAGATTGCATTTATTAAAAAGACATGCATCACGTTAACGATACAAGAACAGGCCGATGTACTAGGCAGAACGGTAAGTGCTGTAAAGAATAAGCGATTTGAGATTGGCGCTGTGAGGTATCATCCGAAGTCAAGGTTTGAAGAAGTAAAGAAGTTGGCTAGCGTTGGCATGACCAAACGAGAGATTTCAAAAACAATCGGAATCTCAATCAGCGGTGTTGATTGGTATCTATACCATTACGGAATTGACTATGTTAAATGCGATGGGTCGCACGTTTGGCGGGATGACATGAAAACATTATTTGGAGGAAACAGATGAAACAGAATGATTTTTACGAAGTGAACGGGTGTACGGAGTTTATACCTGTAACAATCAATGAAAGATACAATGACGGAGTTGATGTCACGATTCACGGTCCCATAAGGCCTTTTAGAACAACGGTTGAACAAGTGTATCAGTTTCAGAAACCACATGAACCGCAGAAGGTTGTGGTGCCGAAGTTTGTGGCGGAGTGGTATGAAAGAAATAAAGATGACCTTAATACCGCAATATATAGCACAATCACCGAAACATATAGAAAAGTCAATGGTGAGAACGATGATTTGCTGGATACGTTCGAAGGATGGCTTGTTTACGAAGATAATTCAATTTTGATACTCGTTCAGATGCGGTTATTTGGCTATGAGGTCGAGTCGGAGCAGTTATTTACAGTTAGGATACCTGACCCAAATCGCCCAGATACTGTCACATTCTTGTATAAAGAAAATGGAAAGGTATTTATTGGAAGTGATATCTTTTTGGATGAAGTACCCAACTATAAATGGAAAAAAGAACCAGAAAATCAACTCACCGAATCCGAAATCAAACAGGATTTTGATTGGGCGTGGCAATTTGCGAAAGAGGTGGAGTGATGAAACAATTATTGAGGTCTATTGGATTTATGCTGATATTTTATTCGGTTGTCCCTAACGTCATCCGAGAGATGACGCTTGTTCAGAAGATAATGTTTGGATTAGGCGCTAGTTGGCTATTTTACGAAGGAGGTAGGAAATGATACCGAAAATTGAGACCTGCGAAGAATGTGGGTGCAAGTACAAAGAGGGCACATCGGACTATAGCAGTATCTTTCAAACGGGGTATTGCGGCGATTGTTTGATTGAACGTGTAGAAAGAGGAGAAGAATGGTAGTACCGAAGTTTAGGGCGTTTTACGAAGACAAAATGTATGAAGTTAAAGCTGTGATTTGGACCAGTCGCGGATTGTACGTGACGTTGGATGAAGGCAACAAGGTTGGCAGGCGTGTACGTGGTGCGAAAGTCATGCAATCCACAGGGGTGCTTGATAAGAACGGTCAAGAGATATTTGAGGGAGATGTGGTTAATATTTTTGATGAAAAGTTGTCGAAAATCTATTATTCAGAAGGAGCTTTTTGTGTAGAGGTTCTGAATGGAGGAACACCTTTACACGTCTATTTATCCGAACACCTTGAACTCATCGGCAACATCTATGAGAATCCGGAATTGGTGGAGGGGTTGAATGAAAAGTAGTGACATTGAAAAAGCTAGAAAAATAAAGGCTAGAATAGAAGAACTCGATAGGTTTTTCGACAACTCCATGCGTTGTTGGAATAAGACATGGCTCACTATAGTTTTTGGAAAACTTTTCAAACTAAACACAGGACATGGCCAAAAAAGTGATGAAATATTTTGTGGAGAAAGACTTTCGTTAAGAATACAACGTGAGATATTGAACGAAATAACCTTACTCAGGGAAGAACTAGAAGAATCAGGGGTGGACATAAATGACTAACGAAAAACTAGGAGTGCTGCTGGTCGATGTGCCAGAGCCGAGGTTGTGGAGGTATTCCTTCTTAGTGAGAGGAACAGCCCTATCTTTCAGTTTGGGTCAGGCAGATGACTATTTGACAGTTGAGCGATACGCCTGCAAATGCACCCAAGAAGGAGCTAAAAAATACCCACAGTTTCGGTGGGTGGCGTTGGAGGATTTGGGATGAAACTAATTTTAATATCTATTGCATTTATATTGCTATTATGGCTGGGGAGCATCTTACCTGGCTTCTACGATAGGAGGAACTATGATTTTACTTGAAATTATTAAATTTTTAGCAGCAATGATTGTGATTGCATTCCTGTTGGTTGTGTTAATCGCTATCATCATGGGAGCTTGGGAGACCTACAAGAAACAATCAGATAAGAGGTGATGCAATGCCATTATTTCCAGAGGTAGATGTCAGCAAGACGAAAGAGAATGCAAAGAAAATACTACGTGGGTATCCTCGATGGAGAAGAATAGCTAATGACTTCGATGGACAAAAAGTAACCCAGGAATATACATTTATGCCACGAAACATGTCTAGTGCTCCATCTAGGCCGGTAGAAAAGTTGGCGATACGAAAAGCAGATGCATTGCTAGAGCTTGAAGCTATCGAACAAGCCGTAAGTAATCTGTTGGATCCTTACAGCAGGGTGATATTATTTGAAAAGTATCTAGCTAGAATTCCTAACAAAGACTATACAATTTACTCTGATTTGGGCATATCAGAAAGCTCATACTATGATTTGCTTGACAAAGCCCTACTCGAATTTGCTGAGATTTATAGAAATGGGGAACAGGTGGAAATTGTGGAGTAAGTTTGGAGTAAAAGGCAAGTGAAACCAAAGTAAATATACGTTTTTCAATGCTAAAATAGTAATATGGAACAACAGGAACTGGACAGGCATTGACCTGTCTTTTTATGTTATGAGGTAAAAAACATGAGGAAAGTCGAACCGATTCGTGATGTAGATGATATAGAGCGGATGAAAGACTTCCTTTTCGCTCAAAGTCACAGAAACTACATACTAATAATGTGTGGTCTATATTCTGGTTTAAGAATAAGTGACATCGTCAAATTACAAGTAAGAGATGTTCTGAGAGACCACATTGAAATTGTCGAACAGAAAACAGGTAAAAGCAAAACGTTTGCAATTAATAATGAGCTTAGAAAAGCTCTTGATAAATATATAAAAGATAATGATTTGAAATCATATGATTATCTATTCCCTAGCAGGAAGAGAGTTAATTCGGATGGATTAAGAATCACGCATATTGGCCGAGTTGCTGCTTATCAAATATTCAAAACGGCAGCTAATCACATAGGTCTGTACAATATTGGCACTCACACAATGCGTAAGACCTTTGGCTATCACTTTTACAAAAAAACACAAAACATTGTACTCTTAATGGAAATCTTTAATCACGCATCTCCGGACATAACGCTTAGATATATTGGATATAAGCAGGACGAATTAGACAAAGCTATGCTCGATTTTAGCTATTAAAAAGCTATGTATTTTACATATTGAGAAATTGTAAATTGATTTCCGAGAAAAATGGTTGAAACCGTTGGTATGATTGGGATTAATTCAAGTTGTCCCAATTTAACAGAATATAAGATATGTTAAATTCAAACACAAATTGAAGAGGTTGAAATGGTAGATATAAGACCGGACAGAAGTGGTCCGCATCGGGTAGCTTTTGAGAAAAACAAGAAGATAATTCTTAAGACAAGAAACACATGTGGAATCTGTGGAAACCTCGTTGATAAGTCATTAAGTTATCCGCATCCATTAAGCCCTGTGATTGACCATATCATCCCTGTCAATCGCAACGGGCATCCGTCAGACATCAACAATCTTCAACTTGCTCATTGGCAATGTAATCGGCAAAAGTCAGATAAACTATTCGCAGATGAGAAGGCCAATGGAACAAAAGTGATTGGCAATCGAAATTTACCACAAAGTATGAATTGGACAAAGTACCGAGGTTGATGAGTAGGGGGGTACCACCCTCCCCACCGCCTCGGCGGACCTTCACGCCGTCACTGTACATTTTTTCTCACGCCAGAATTGAAAGGAGACCCAATTTGGAATACAAAGGAATAGGATACCTCAGACGAAAGCTGAACGAGGTTAAACCTCGTGTTGATTTGAGGTACAAGCAGTATGCTATGCAGCATAAAGATAGCTCGTTTGGAATTACCATTCCACCAAATATCCGTCAACAGTATCGGTCGGTCTTGGGCTGGTGTGCGAAGGGCGTAGACAGTCTGGCTGACAGATTGGTCTTCCGTGAATTTGACAATGATCAGTTCCAGGTCAATGATATTTTTCAGCAAAACAATCCAGATGTGTTCTTCGACTCGGTCGTTCTGTCGTCCTTAATTGGATCGTGTAGCTTTGTCTATTTGACCAAGGTTGAGAATAAGGTGCGACTGCAAGTCATCGAGTCTAGCAACGCAACGGGCATCTTAGATCCAATTACAGGGCTACTGATCGAGGGCTATGCTGTCTTACAACGGGACGACAATGGCAACCCGAAACTTGAGGCCTATTTTACTGCCGATTATACAATCTATGTTTCAGGCGGTACTTTTACACCTGTCACCAATCCAACAGGACGTCCGTTGCTGGTACCTGTCATTCACAGGCCTGATGCGGTCCGCCCATTTGGTCGTAGTCGGATTACTCGTGCTGGGATGTACTATCAGTCATATGCCAAAAGGACCTTGGAACGTGCCGATGTGACTGCGGAGTTCTACTCTTTCCCGCAAAAGTATGTTCTGGGTACTAGCCAAGAGGCAGAGCCCATGGACAAGTGGAGAGCGACAGTAACAAGTTTGCTGGAGTTTACCAAGGACGATGAAGGAGATGTGCCGAGCATTGGGCAATTTACCACGGCTAGTATGAGTCCGTTTACGGAGCAGTTGCGGACTGCAGCTGCAGGATTCGCTGGGGAAATGGGATTGACTTTGGATGACCTTGGTTTTGTGTCGGACAATCCGTCGTCGGTCGAAGCAATTAAAGCTAGTCATGAAAATTTGCGATTAGCAGGTCGGAAAGCTCAGCGTAGTTTGGGTAGTGGGCTGTTGAATGTAGCTTATGTCGCTGCATGCTTACGTGATGAGTATCCGTTTTTGAGAGAACAATTTGTCAAGACTGTTCCTAAGTGGGAACCGTTGTTTGAGGCTGATGCTACGACATTGACAATGTTGGGCGACGGAGCTATCAAAATCAATCAGGCTTTGCCAGGTTATATCACAGCAGAAACGATCCGTGATTTGACAGGTATTGTTGGAGATAGTGAAGCTAAACCTGTGATTCCAGAGGTGACGGCGAATGGAACGTGATATGTTACCAGACTTGCTAAAGGAAGTGCAGGACAAGTTTGAAGCATCCTATGGTAAGAGTGAGGTTGTCCGTCGTGCTTTTGAGGAGTTGAAAAAGAAGAGGGCGACCTATGCCACAGCAAATGATTTTGCTCTGGAGGTTGGGGACATTCTGGCAGACGCTCTCAGTTCGTCTGTAACGGGCGATAAGTTACCAGACGGGAAAATGTATTACAATATAGCTCAAAGGCTACTGACGGACACGCTAGGGCGGAATTTCGAGCTTGTGAGTGGTTATACTGGTCAAGTTCAAGAGGATTTGAATAGGTCTGCAAATATTGGTCTACAGGTTCAGGTGCCAGAAATAAATCAGGACAGGATTGACGGGCTTGTCAATCGCTTGTCCTCCGAAGATGAATTTTCTAAGGTCGCTTGGATGTTGCAGGAGCCGATTGTCAATTTCACGCAGTCAATTGTGGATGATAGTATCAAAGTGAATGCGGATTTTCATACCAAGGCAGGATTGACTCCTAAGGTTGTCAGAAAAGAAAGTGGTAATTGTTGTAAATGGTGTAGGGCTGTTGTTGGGGTTTATAACTATCCAGATGTTCCAAAGGATGTTTGGCGGAGGCACAATCGGTGCAGATGTACTGTGGAATATGACCCTAAAAATGGGAAAGTGCAAAATGTACATTCAAAACGCTGGTCTAATAAACAATCTGAGTTGTTGAAAGACCGACAAAAACTTAACGTTGAATCTGTTGACGAGCAACAGCAGAAAAGATATAATAGGATTATGAAGAGTAGTGGTGCTGTATATGGTGCTTGGAATGATAAAAATGACGAATATGGCATAGAGCGTGAAAAACATGCCGAAATGTATTACGAACAAGTTAGGAATCGTAATAGAGAGATGCAGGTTGTTCGAGTTGCAAAGAATAGTTCTTTTTCTGTCTCTGATGTAGAAAAGATTTTTGACCATATTTTCATCAATGAACATGACTTAGAGGAGGGGCGTAAACGCTTTGACCCTAACTATGATATGGCAGAGAGTTGGAGAAGATTAACCGAAGTTGGTGGTAAAAACATCCAAAAACATGATATTATCATGTTACACCATGAACTAATGGAGCTTGGATTGATGGCTAAGGGGATGAGCTACGATGAGGCTCATAACCAAACTAACAAAGTTTACAATTATCAAATGGCTTGGATTGAATGGGCTATTAAGAAAGGGGATTTGTAATGCTTAAATTGATTAAAATTTTTAACTCAAATAGTAAGGGTTACTGGTATATTCCTGAAAATCGAGATCCAGGCATGATTGAGATTGACGAAAAAACAGGAGAAGTCACCGTTGCAATTGAGTCGTCTTATGATAAGGAACTTGGCTACCCATACTTTGCCAATAAAGCCAAAGGAATCGTGAAACAAATGTGGGATAAGCAAGAATTACCTGATGAGAAATTCTTTGCTTGGGGATAAGCATTTGGGAGGTTATTATGGCAAAGGATGATTATCCAGTCATTGTCTACCAGATATTAGCTTATCTTTACAATTGTTTGAAGAAAGATATTGCGGTGGATACTACTTATCTGGTAGCTCAAGGGAAGTTATTCACGATTAGTTCGACTTACTGGCGTTTTGTAATGTACAATCTTTTGACAGAGGGGTACATTGATGGTATTACTTTGTCAAAGGTTTGGGGCGAGAAGTATCCGTTGGTTGAGGGGCTTGAAAACATTGGTATCACTCCAGCAGGTATTCAATATCTGACGGATAATAGCTTTATCAAAAAAGCTACGGATCTTCTTAAGGATACCAAGTCCATTATTCCATTTATCTAATCTGGCATCTGAGAAATCGGGTGCTTTTTTGTTGCGGAAATTTTTAAAACTTTTTCGCATTTTTACCATTTTTGCGCTTTTTGAGAAATATAATTAAGGACATGATAGCTATCAATCACTGTCCTTTGAAAATTGAATAATATTTTGAAGTTTTTTTCAAAAACCTCTTGACTTTTTGTGGCACAAGTTATATTATATTGTTGTGGCACAGAAAGTAGGTGATGAAATGAGCCCACGAACAGGAAGACCTAAGAGTGAAAAACCACTTAATGTCGAAGTTAAGGCAAGAATTGATACAGAGTTAAATAAACAACTGGAAGATTATTGTCTACAAAAAAAGACCACTCGTACCGAGGTGGTCAGAAAAGGCATAAAGTTAGTTTTAGGTCTGGAAGAAAACAAATAACGCATAACTCCTCTCCGCCAAGATTGCAGTTATACGTTATCCCTCGAAAGAAACTCTTTCTGAAATCATTATATCAGAAACGAGCTTCTTTGTCATCCCCAAAGGAGTTTTTATTATGGCAAAAATGACAATCATTGAATATTCTCGTAGCGAATGGAATAGAGAAGGTTTTTACATCCCAAGTTTGCAATTAATGGCTTTTCGTGAGGATGTTTCAATGGAGCGAAGAAAAGAATTATTACAAAAATATTGTTAGAAGAAAGGAAATGAATATGGAACTACAAATTATCAATCAACAGGAAGTACTGGGGAAGAACTTTACGATTTATGGGACGGCGGACGAGCCTTTGTTTTTGGCAAAAGATGTGGCGGAGTGGATTGAGCATTCCGACACTCAGAAAATGATTAACAATATTGATGAAGACGAGAAGCTGATGCGAACATTATTCGCATCAGGTCAGAACCGTCAAATGTGGTTTTTGACCGAAGATGGTCTGTATGAAGTCTTGATGCAGTCACGTAAGCCGATTGCTAAACAATTCAAGAAAAAGGTTAAGGAGATTTTGAAGACTATTCGTAAAACTGGGGGTTATACTGTCTCTCCTGAAACGGTCAATGAGGATGCACTTATCTATGTCTTGGAAACTCAGAAGAGTATGCGTCAGCGTCAAGATGTATTTGAGGCGGATTTGAACTACTTGAAGGCTGAACAGCCTATCAACCCTGATGTACGTTTGGACTTGGAAAAGACTAGAAAAAAGCGTGTGGTAGCTTGTATGGGTGGGATGGATAGCCCTGCCTATATGGACAAATCTTTAGCAAAACGTGTTTTCCAACAGGCGATGAATGATTTCAAGGAGCATTTCCGTGTTTCTCGCTATGACTTGCTACCGAAAAAGGCGATTGAGGCTGCCTATGCTTACTGGAAGAACTGGGAGCCGTCCACAAACTTGAAAATGGAAATTCAGGCTTGTAACAGCCAGATGAGTTTTGATTTTATGGAGTAGGAGGAAGTGATGACTGAAAAGCAAGCTACATTATTGGCAGATATTGTCAAGGCTAAACTTGATTTTGTCGAGGAAATGGATGACTTGATGAGCCTAAATCGTTCGGGAAAGTTGAGTAATAAGATTTTTCTATTCAATCTTAGAACGAAACGTGATTTGTTGTCTGAAAAAATTGAAGCTCTAAAAAAATCTTCTGGCCTGACGTACCTTGAACTAATAGAAATTGGTCATTAAGTCTAACGATAAGCATTCGAGAAATCGGGTGCTTTTCTTATGCCTAGAAAGGAGGTCGCTATGAGTAACAAGCGTATCAAGAAGAAATGGTCGCGGATTGAGAGATTAGAAAACAAAATCGCTCAATTGACAGTGGAAAATATTTCATTAACTGATGCACTACGAAATCATGCAGATAATATCAGATATTTGGATGACATCGTTAAACGGAATGCACAGGCTACAAATTCGAGATTTGATTATCTTGAGAAGAAAGTAGCTGATAAGCAGTCCAAGAAATCTTGGTTTGGTCGGAAATAGGAGTAGATATGGAATTCAGGGTCGGATTGGGAGATATCAGTAGCATTTCAAACTATGTGAAGCACAGCCTGCAAAATGAATTTGTAGCATATGCAAAGATTGGTGGTGGTTCTGTAAGCTATTCCAGATGCTGTTACTGTCATTCTCGGAATGATGGTGGCTCATGTTCTGTTTGTCACTATATATAATTTCTTGACGGGTAGGAAAGACTACTTAAAACTACTCTAAATTACTTAAAACTGGTCGAAATTGACCAGTTTTCTTTTTGTCCTGTCGCATGACGGAAAACTAGGCAGACGATTGAAAGGACGGATATATGGCAAGAAAAAAGCTTGGCAATCAAAATCCTTCTCAATCGGTAATACTCAAATACGTTAAACGAAATTCTAAAGCCAAAGAAGCTATAGAACTCTATGAGCGAACAGGCCTGTCTTGCTATGCTTGGCAGGTCAATTTGCTTAATCCTATCATGGCTGTCGACAAGAATGGTTTATGGGTACATCAAAAGTTTGGTTACTCTATCCCGCGTCGAAATGGTAAGTCTGAAATTCTCTATATGCTGGAAATTTGGGGCTTGCACAATGGTCTAAATATCCTGCACACAGCCCATCGCATTTCTACATCGCATTCATCTTTTGAAAAGGTCAAGCGATACCTTGAGAAGATGGGTTACGTGGACGGTGAGGACTTTAATTCCATTCGAGCTAAGGGGCAGGAAAGAATCGAACTCTATGAGACTGGCGGTGTGGTCCAGTTCCGTACTCGGACAGGGACTGGTGGTCTTGGTGAGGGATTTGACCTACTCATCATTGACGAGGCTCAGGAATACACCACGGAGCAAGAATCAGCTCTTAAGTACACCGTGACGGATTCGGATAATCCGATGACGGTCATGTGTGGAACGCCACCGACACCTGTTTCAAGCGGTACGGTATTTACCAAATACCGAGAGACGTGTCTGTTTGGCAAGGGGAAGTATTCAGGTTGGGCTGAATGGTCTGTAGATCAGGAGAAAGAGATTGACGATGTAGCAGCATGGTATAACTCTAATCCGTCCATGGGGTATCATCTCAACGAACGTAAGATTGAGGCTGAGCTTGGCGAGGACAAGCTAGACCACAATGTACAGCGATTGGGATTCTGGCCGACTTACAATCAGAAATCAGCTATATCTGAGACTGAGTGGAATGCTCTCAAAATTGACGATATGCCGAAGTTGACTGGCAAGCTATTTGCTGGCATCAAGTTTGGCCAGGACGGAACCAACGTAGCCTTGTCAATCGCTGTACGAACTGAAGATAGTCAATTCTTTGTGGAAACCATTGACTGTCAATCCGTTCGGAATGGGAGTGCCTGGCTGGTAGCCTTTTTGAAGCAGGCTGATGTGGCTCAAATCGTCATTGACGGAGCTAGTGGGCAGAAGATGTTGGAGGAGGAGTTGAAAGACTCTAAAATCCGCAATGTCATCTTGCCAACTGTTAAAGAAATCATCATTGCTAACTCAATGTGGGAGCAGGGCATCTACCAGCATACGATTTGCCACAATGGACAACCGTCGTTGGCAAAGGTTGTGACCAACTGTGACAAGCGGAACATTGGCTCAAATGGTGGTTTTGGCTATCGCTCACACTTTGATGATATGGATATTAGTTTAATGGATAGTGCTTTGCTGGCACATTGGGCTTGTGCTACAACCAAGCCTAAGAAAAAGCAACAGATTAGGTATTAAGTGGACAGGGGCGACCTGTCTTTTTTAATGCAAAAAATATTACCGAACGCACGGGAAATGCGGAGAAAGGAGACATTGATATGTCTGAATTTAAAGTTATCGAAACACAAGAGGAGCTGGATACGATTATCAAGGCTCGTTTGGGGCGTCTGAAAGAGCAGTATGCTGACTACGACGAACTGAAATATCGTGTTTCAACATTGGAAGCGGAGAACGCTGGTCTCAAAGAAACGGTCGCACAATCAAATCAGACTGCAGCTGATTTTGAAAGTCAAATCGAGGGGTATAAGTCAACCATTGCAGGTTATGAAACTGCGAAAACGAAGACGGCTATTGCTCTTAAATATGGCTTGCCTATTGAATTTGCTGATCGTTTGCAAGGCGAAGATGAAGCAAGTCTGATCGCTGATGCGGAACGCTTTGCAAGTCTCATGAGACCGCAGGACCCGATTCCACCGCTCAAAGATATTGAGCCAGAAGTAAAAGGTGAAGACGCTTCGTACAAAGAACTTGTACGAAATTTAAATCTAGAAGACTAGGAGAAACAAAATGACAAAAACAGTTACAGACCGCGGAAATTTATTTGATGCAAAATTGCTTACCGATTTGATCAACAAAGTGAAAGGTAAAAGCTCGTTAGCAAAACTTTCGCCGCAAAAACCTATTCCATTCAATGGTACGAAAGAATTTATTTTCACACTTGACTCAGACATAGATGTGGTCGCTGAAAATGGCAAAAAAACACATGGTGGTTTGACATTAGAGCCAATCAAAATTGTGCCAATTAAAATTGAGTACGGAGCTCGTGTTTCGGATGAGTTCCTGTATGCTTCTGAGGAAGAAAAGGTTGACATTCTCAAAGGCTTTAATGATGGTTTTGCGAAAAAATTGGCTCGTGGTATTGACCTTATGGCATTTCACGGAATCAACCCTCGCACAAAGATTGCCTCTGAAGTAATTGGCAATAACCACTTTGATAGCAAGGTGACTCAGACTGTAACAGCGACTCAAAATGCTGATGCAGATATTGAGACAGCTGTTAACATGATTCAAGGAGCGGAAGGTATTGTCACAGGCATCGCGATCGATACTCAATTCTCGACAGCTTTAGCGAAAGTGACTAACGGAGAAAACGGACCTAAAATGTATCCTGAGCTTGCTTGGGGTGCGAATCCTGATACTATCAATGGATTAAAATCTGACATCAATGTCACAGTTGGTTTTGGCACGACGGATCCTAAAGATTTAGCAATTGTCGGAGATTTTGAGAATATGTTTAAATGGGGATATGCTAAAGAAGTGCCGTTTGAAGTAATTAAATACGGTGACCCAGATAACTCTGGTAAAGATTTGAAAGGTTATAACCAAGTATATCTTCGAGCAGAAGCATATGTCGGCTGGGGGATTATGGATGGAAATAGCTTTGCTCGTATTATTAAAACTGGAGGTTAAGCATGATCTACAAGAACACTACAACTGGAGCAGTAATTGTCACAGATGCAAAAATCACAGGTGGCGATTGGGAACTAGTTAAAGAAAAGGATGTTCCGAAAACTCCGACAGTCCCAGAATTGAAGTCAATGTTGACCGAATTAGGGATTGAATTTAATCCGAAAGCGAATAAAGAGGAGTTGTTGCAGCTTTACCAAGAAAGCCAGAATCTGAATGAAGAGGAGTAGCTTATGACTCCTTTTGCGACAACATCCGATTTGGAAACTTTGTGGCGGGTATTGAAATTTGACGAGACTGAGCGAGCCAAAGCATTGCTTGAAGTTGTGTCAAATTCTTTGCGTCACGAAGCTCAGAAAGTCGGAAAAGATTTGGATGAGATGATTGCTGATAGTCCGGTGTTTGCCTCAGTGGTCAAATCCGTTACAGTCGATGTAGTTGCTCGCACTCTCATGACATCAACAGACCAAGAGCCTATGACTCAATTTAACGAGTCAGCTCTTGGTTATTCGGTGTCTGGCTCGTTTCTAGTACCAGGAGGAGGGCTCTTTATCAAAGATAGCGAGCTGAAGCGTTTGGGACTGAAAAAACAACGTTTTGGAGCGAGGGACATTTATGGGACGGATTAAAGGTATACCGATTGTCTTGATTGACAAACAGATCATTGGCAAGGATGCCTTTGGTCATCCAAAGACTGCAGATGTGGAGATTGTGGTTGAGAACGTCTTGATTGCTCCTGCATCAACTGAGGATATCACCAACCAAATCAATCTTACTGGTAAAAAAGTCGACTATACTCTTGCAATTCCTAAAGGCGATGTTCACAATTGGACGAACAAGGAAGTTCGTTTTTTCGGCCAACGATGGCGAACTGTTGGGGTACCACTAGAAGGACTTGAGCATTTGATTCCGCTCGAGTGGAATAAGAAAGTGCAGGTGGAACGGTATGAGTAATATTAGATTTAAACTAAACCGTAAAGGTGTAGCTGAATTGATGAAATCTTCTCAGATGCAATCAATCTTGACGGAAAAAGCCAAAATGGTGGCTAGTCGTGCTGGTGAGGGCTATGCATCGGACATCTATGTCGGAAAAACTCGTGCTAATGCCATGGTTTATGCAGATAGTATTAAAGCGAAGCGTGACAACAAGAAGAACAATACATTGCTTAAGGCGGTGAAGTCATGATTGAAGTGGTCACATTAAACTTTTTGACCGAGCAGCTTTCTGTGCCTGTCTATACGGAACATCAGGAAGATATGCCAGACAGCTTTGTGATTTTCGAAAAGACAAGCGGTGGTAAGAAGAATCATCTGCATCAAGCGACTTTAGCTATCCAATCGTACGGACCATCTTTGGCTGAGTCAGCGATGTTAAATGAAGAGGTCAAACAGGCTGTTGAGAAGATGGTGGAATTGCCGTCTATCAGCAGGGTTGAATTGAACTCGGACTATAATTTTACAGATACGGAAACCAAACGCTATCGCTATCAGGCGGTGGTGGATTTTATTTATTTTTGAAAAGGAGAATGTTAAATGAAAGATGCAAAACTTGTATCATCGGCAAAGCCTGATATTGCTGGGGCGATTTCGTCAGCTCCAACAGGAACAAGCCTGCCGACTAATGCTACAGTCAAGCTGAATACAGCGTTTAAGAACCTTGGGTATATCTCAGAGGATGGCTTGACCAACGAGGATACTCGTGAATCGGAAGAATTGAAAGCGTGGGGTGGTGATGTAGTGGACACTCCACAAACAGGAAAATCAGACAAATTTACCTATACGTTGCTTGAAGTCTTAAATGTGGATGTCTTGAAAGAGGTCTATGGTCCTGAAAATGTGAGTGGTGATCTAGCAACTGGAATTACAGTCAAAGTAAATTCACAAGAATTGCCTGTACATCCATTGGTTGTTGACATGCTACTGAAAAATGGGGCTAAGAAGCGAATTGTCATCCCAAATGCCAAGGTATTGGAAGTGGGTGAGATTACTTACGCTGACAGTGAGTTAGCTGGATATGAAACGACTATCCAGGCTTTGCCTGATAGTAATGGAAATACACACTATGAATACATCAAGGGAGCTAGTGAAGCCACTAGCGTTAGTGGTCCGTCATCATCTTAAGGAGGTTTGAATGTTTGAAGTAGAAACTAGTACAGGTCTTGTGCTTAGCATTGACCAAGATCGTTTGGAAAACTATGAGCTTTTTGAGGCAATTACCGACGAAGAAAATGGTGTTAATGGAGCCATGATTCGGATTGTCAATCTGTTGCTTGGCGACGAAGCGAAGAGACTCAAAGATCATGTCCGTACAGAAAAAGGACTGGTGCCTATTTCGGCTCTTGGTGCTGAAATCAAGGATATCTTTGAACAAGTCAAAGACTTAAAAAACTCGCAATCCTCGCCAGAATGATTGCAGTAGATGAGGACGCTCTGATCTGTGATTTGGCTGAAACCTATGGCATATTCGATTATCGACAGCTACCTGTTTTGCGGGTAGCTGTCTTTGCTTGTGGTTTAAGTGAGTCATCACGGATTAAGAAGGTCTTGTCTGGTCAGAAGGAAGACTTGGATACTCTGCTACTTGCGGGTATCTATGATACGGTTCGTTTGCTCTTTTGGGCTAAAACCAAGGACGGACAAGCTGGACGGAATCGTCCAAACTCTGTCGCTCAAGCCTTGGAAGGGTCGAAAGTGGAACGTGAGGAACGTGTCTTTTCTTCTGGTGAGGAATTTGAACGTGCTATGCGTGCGCTAGAAATAGAGATTGGAGGTGAGGAGCATGGCGACTGATTTAGGTTCTGCTTATGTGCAGATAGTCCCGTCCGCAAAAGGCATTAGCGGTTCAATATCAAAATTATTGGGTGGTGAAGTTGATAGCGCTGGTAGGTCAGCTGGGTCAAGCCTTGGAGCCTCGCTCGTCTCTGCTTTAAGTGGAGCACTTGCAGCTGCAGGAATCGGGAAAATAATTGGTTCTGCTTTGAGTGCTGGTGCTGATTTGCAACAATCTTTCGGTGGTCTGGATACTATCTATGATGGTGCACAAGAATCTGCTAAGAGGTTTGCGCAAGAAGCTTACAAGGCAGGTGTTTCTGCAAATACATACGCAGAGCAAGCTGTATCCATGGGTGCGAGCTTAAAACAATCACTTGGTGGTGATTCGACCAAAGCGATTAACATGGCTAACAAAGCTATCATGGACATGACAGACAACGCTGCGAAAATGGGAACGGACATTGGCGTCATACAACAGACTTATCAAAGTCTTTCTCGCGGAAACTATGCCATGCTGGATAATCTTAAGCTCGGCTTTGGTGGTACAAAGTCAGAAATGGAACGATTATTGAAGACTGCTGAAGGTTTGCCGTCAGCGATGGGGCGTAAATTTGACATCAGCAACTATGCGGATGTTGTCGAAGCTATCCACCTTGTGCAAGAAAGCATGGGGATAGCTGGAGTTGCAGCTGCCGAAGCTCAGAATACTTATTCAGGGTCCTTAGCTGCTATGAAAGCGAGTTGGGAAAATACACTGGCAGGCTTGTCCTTGGGTGAGAATATAGCTCCACAATTACAATCCTTGGCAACGACGACTTCTAATTTCTTATTTGGAAATTTCTTTCCCATGGTTGGTAATATCTTCAAGGGTTTGCCGACAATGCTTGGGACTATTCTTGGAGACGGTTTAGGTAGAGTCTTTGGCGGAGAAGTGTCTGGGAAGGTCATGGGTGAGTTAAATAAGCTAAACGAAATCATCTTGACATTTTACGATATGACTTTTGGTTCGCTTAGTGCCAAGGATAACATTGATATGTTGACTAAGGTTGGGTTTGATCCTGAGACTGCTGCTAAAATTACTAGCGTGTCAGGACAGATTGGCTCTGTCATTACATCGTTCTATGACATGATTTTTGGGTCGTTGAGTGCGAAAGACAATATTGATTTTATGGCTCAAATGGGGGTCGATGAAGGTACTGCAACAACGATTGTCAATTTTGCAAATACAATTCGAACTGGTTTTGAGGGTGTTTGGTCTACGCTCCAGACTCTATTTGGACAAGTACCAGGCTTCTTCTCAACGATTTCAGGGGCAGTAGGGCCAGTCATCACGACTATTATGGATGGCATTTCAAGGATGGACTTCTCTGGCATTCAGAATTTGGTGACGGCTATTTTGCCAGCGATCCAGGCTGGCTTCCAGACTTTTATGAGCATTGTCAGTCCTGCGATTGATTCGGTCGTCCAATCCTTTGTGTCCATGTGGAATGCAGCACAGCCTTTGATTAGTATTTTGAGCGGTGCTTTGATGCCTGTTTTTCAAATTCTGGGGTCCTTCCTTGGAGGAGTCCTCAAAGGTGTCTTATCGGGTGTGTCGTTTGCATTTGATACTTTGAAAGTTGCCATCGAGTTTTTGACACCCATAGTCGATTTTTTGGTACAGGCTTTGAACTTTGTTCAACCAGTTTTGAGTACGATTGCTGAATGGATTGGTGTAGCTATCGGTATGTTTGGTAATCTGGGGACTGCTGGTCAAGGTTTGAGTGCTTTTATCAAATCAGCATGGACCAACATTCAATCAGCTATTCAGACGGCTGGGAATATCATCCGAACGGTCATCGACTGGATAAAATTAGCATTTTCTGGAGCTGGAAATGCTGTTGGTGTGCTTAAGAATGTCTTTTCCTTGGCTTGGATGGGGATTCAAGATGCCATTAAGGTTGCGAAGGGTATCATCGACGGAGTAATATCAGGCATCAAAGGTGCATTCAAAGGATTCCAAAGTGTCGTGTCTAGTGTTGGTAGCGCTGTTGGTGGAATCATTGGCAATATTACATCAACCATTACTGGGCTTGCAAACATCGACATTTCAGGCGCGGGTGCAGCAATAATGGACGGTTTTTTAGGCGGTTTGAAATCTGCCTGGGGAGCAGTCACGGACTTCGTAGGCGGTATCGCTGGATGGATTGCTGAAAACAAGGGTCCTATCTCATACGACCGTGTACTGTTGAAACCTGCGGGTCTTGCTATCATGGACGGCTTAAACACGAATTTGAAAGTCGGATTCAAGGATGTGATGGGAACAGTTTCTGGAATGGCTGGTGCGATTGCTAAGCCATTTGAAAATCAATCCTTGGCTTATGATATGACTTCAAGTGCATCAGTTGATGTGCGCCGAAACTTGCTGTCTTCTATTGGCGATTTGGCTGGAAGTGAAAGTGGTACGAGTTTGGTAGCGCGTCTAGCTAACATTGAGCGTTTCTTAGCTGCTTTGGTTGATAAAGAGCTGGCTGTGTATTTGGACGGCGAAAAAATGGCTCAGAATAGTTACATGTATCAAGGCGCCATTATGGAAAGGGAGGGGATTTAATGAACTATATGATTATCAATGATTTAAACACCTCGACCTTGGCAGATTGCCATGTCCTTGACTTTGGTAAGGCTCAGGCATCGATTGAGCGGTCTGAACAAGTCGAGGTCTTCGGTGCCAATGGCCAGCTACATGTCAGCGAGGGAGCGTATGATGGCTACAACAGGACATTTACCATCACACTGAGACATTTGGCAGATGCTATGCGACTGATTGAAACATTTCGACCTGATAATAACATAGTGGAATTTGGCTATCTGAGAGATAGTCTTTTCTACTGTGATTTGGTATCCAGTAGCTATGCGCCGCTTGGTCCGCATCGATGGAAAGTCGAAATCACGGTGTCCATGCATCCGTTTCGTTATGTCAAAAATTCGGCAGATGTCATTTTGACCTCATCAGGTTCTGTGCAGAATCCAGGTACGGTTTATTCAGAGCCAGTCATTATTATTGAGGGTTCTGGTCGTGTGACCTTGACTATTGGTCAGCAGGTCATGGAATTAGATTTGGATACTCGTGCGACCATTGACTGTCGGCATAAGCGACAAAATATCTATGATAAGAATGGTGCTGTGAAGAATACCATTCGCAAGCGTGGTCCGTTTTTTGAAATACCTGTTGGGCGAAGTGGTATCGCAACAAGCGGAACGGTCACGAAAATCACAATTAAGGGGAATTGGAGGTATAAGGTTTGATTTATCTAAAAGACGGGAACATCCCGCTCAATCTTGCTTACGATGATGACATCGTGCAGGAAGCTAATAGTACCTACCAATTGTCCTTTAAATTTCCCTTGACTGATGGGAAGTGGTCTCTGCTCAAAAGGGAAGTCTTTCTGCTGGCTGATGACCTACATGGTGAGCAGGAATTTTTCATTTTTGAAGCGAAGAAAGCCAATGGATATGTGCAGGTATATGCCAAGCAGGTTGCTACTCTACTGAATTACTACTCTATCAACACTATCTCGGTTGACAGGGTTCCAGGGCAGACAGTCATGACTGCATTGGCTGGCAGTACCAAACGGACTTGTCCATTTACGTTTTTTAGTGACATATTAGACCGTCATACGTTTAATGAGTCCAATGTATCTGTCATGGATGCTTTGGTCAAAGAAAAACACTCTATTCTTGGTCAATGGGGTGGTGACTTGGTACGAGATAAGTACCAGGTAAAGCTGTTGAGAAATGGCGGTATTGAGAATGAGTCGCTATTTATGTACAAGAAAAATCTCAGTAACTACGAAGAGTCTGAGAACATTAACAATTTAAAGACACGACTGCATCTTAAAAAGATAATCCAAGGGCAGTCCGAGGGTGAGGAAGACCGTGTACTTGCTGTTACGGTGGATAGTCCGTTGATTAATCAGTACAGCCAAATCTACGAAGCTGATATTGAGGTCAATGATCAAGATGTGACAGACGAAGTAAGTCTGACAGCTTACGGAAAACGTTATTTTAGCTCTACTCTTTGTGATTTGGTCGAAAATGCAATCAATCTGGATGTCAAAGGCAAATCTGATGTAGCTGTTAAGATGTTTGACACTGTCAGTGTATTTCACGAGCGATTCGATGTTGATTTGCGCTTAAAAATCACTAGCTACCATTTTGCACCGATGTCCAAACGATTGAAATCCATTGGATTTGGTAAGGTGTCGCAGTCATTTGGCTCGACAGTAGCGAACATGGTCGCTGGCAGTGTTGACAAAGCTACTGGAAGATTGTCAGCATCCTTCGAACGGAAACTGCAGAAGGAAATTGATAATGCTAACCGTCATTTTGAAGCCGAATTTAACAAGCATGTTGAGGAAATCAACGATGGTCTCGAGCAGTCCAAGGCAGAGGCTGAACGCTATGCTGATACCATCAAGCAACAGATAGATGGACAGCTCGCCGAATCCAACCGTCAGTACCAACAAGCCCAACAGGCCCAAGACCGTCAAATTGCAGATGTACTAGCTAAGGTTTCTTCGACTAAAGCAATAGCTGAACAAACTGTAACGGATTTAATGCGGGTACGGAACGCGTTTAATCAATCCATCGGTCAAGCTAATGCCAAAGCGCTCGAATTAGAGCGGTCTATTGGTACGGTCAGGACAGATGTTATGTCACAAGCACAGACTATGCTTGCTCAGGCGCAAGCACAGACGGAGTTGACTAGCAGAGTAGCCATAGTAGAGACAACCGCAAACGGCACGAAAGAGACACTCACAGAGTTGTCTAAAATGCTTAATAAAGCCACAGGAGACATCGCTAGTGTATCAAGTCGGACCAAGACGGTAGAGGACACTCTCAGTCAAACGCGGACCCAATACGACGCACTAACGCAGACCGTCAACGCTCAGACTGGTCAGATTGATAACATCAATCGTAAGACCGCTGACTTGCAGAGTGGCATTGACGGAGTGACGGAGCGGTTCGAAAATTTGCAGGTAGGTGGGGAGAACCTACTGCTGAACGCAGGATTTGAAGACGCGAAAGACCGTTCGGAAACTTTCGCGGTCGGAGGTGTTGTGTATACAAACAAGTTGATGCCGAAATGGGGTTCGCTATACAACAGTGGTATCTCAAATCCGACAACATCCTACCACGCTATTTATCGCGAATCTTTCAACGGTAAGGGTCCTGTCATCGAATTCAACGAGTCTAATGGTCAGCGGAATCGGAAGGGAATCAATGCTATTTTACGCGCTGAAGATTTCGTTGCTGGGAATTACATGTTTTCAGCTGATGTGTATGCGACTGGACCAGGGACCAAAATTTGGTTTGGCTTTTATTATTACAACAAAAGAGGCTCTAGAAGTTTTCATGACGGCCAAACCACAGTCAATATCACGACGACCAATAGCTGGCATCGAGTTGCAGGACAGATTAAATTAAGTGATGATATTGATACAACCAAATTAATGTATCTGTACATCTATGCTTACAATTTTGCGAGCAATTCCGTCCTTTATCTAACCAAACCTCAGCTAGAGTATGGCACAGTCGCGACCCAATTTAGGCTTGCGCAGGAGACGTTGCGCTCCGAAATCGCAACCTACAAGCGCACTGCTGAGGAATCTAGTGCTGAGTTGTCCCGTCAAATCCAAACAGCAGATGGTAAAGCAGTAGATGCTAAGACCTATGCACAACAAACCGCTGAGGGTTTTAAAACTCGAATAGAGAGTCTAGAAACCTATAAGGACGGAGAAAGCACACGAGCTAGTCAGTACTTTGCTGCTAGTCGTGATGAGACTGCACGTCAAGTATCTGCTTTACGAACCGCAGTCACAGATGGTTATGTAGCTAAAGCTAAGTATGAGGAAGATGCAAGAGGAGTGACGCAGAGGTTTGAAGAAGCTCAAGTCGGGTCTGTCAATCTAGTAATAAACTCAAAGATTAACGAAACAAGCAATCTATACGGCTTTGGAATCAGAAGAGTGAGACTAGAAGCTGGAAAGAAATACTGGTTTGGCGCAAGAGCTAGAAAAAACGGGGGAACTGCTGATAAAAAAACTCGTGTTTACCTTTACTCATCTGACTGGAGAGAAGAAAGAGTATTAGAATTTTCAAACGATGAGTTTACAGAAAAATTTACTCAGTTTATTCCCACAAGAACCCAAGAATATTTGGTTCGCAGTTACTGGTTCCCAAATGGAGGGGATAGGAGCGGTCATGCTGAGGTTGATTGGTACATGGTGACAGAGGGCACCTTTAAACCTAGCACTTGGTACCCAGCTCCAGAAGACCAGCAATCCTACGCAGATACTAAAATCGCTGAATACAAGAACACGGTTGATGGTCAGTTCACAAACTTGCAAAGTTCTATTAACGGTAAAGTCAGCCAAGCCAACTTCCAACGTGTTCAGACAACCTCGCAACTTTACGAACGGATAATCGGCTCAACGGAAGCTGGCATCAAGGATAAAGTAGCTCGTATTGTTATGGCTGATAGCTTGTTTTCGACCGAAGTCAAGGATAAGATTAGCGGTACAGCTACACAGGTTAACCAGCTCAGCAATTCGTGGGCTGTGAAAAATCTGACCAGCAATGGGCAAATCCTCAACCAAATCAATTTGCTGGCTAATGGTACCAATAGGATTGATGGTCGACTGACACATATCACAGGCCAGACTTTGATTGATAACGGCGTAATCAAAAACGCTATGATCGGCAATTTGGACGCAGGCAAGATTAATACAGGTACGCTCAATGCAGCTAGGATAGCTGCCAATAGCATCACTGGTAATCATATGGTATTTGACCAAGCGTTTGTTAATAAGATGACTGCAAACAAGGCTTTGTTTAAACAACTATTTGCCCAAAGTGCCTTTATCACGAGCGTACAGGCAGTAACTATGTCAGCTAGTAAAATTGCTGGCGGGATACTATCTGCGTCGAATGGAGCGACAGAATTTAATTTACAAACTGGACAAATCAGCTTAAAGACGGATGGAGCCTCTATACAGCGCATAGCTGATGGCTATCCGACTCACTTCTTGCGATTTGTCAACGACGCAACAAGCTATCATTCTACGACGGCACTTGGCGCGAGCAAGACCAATACATCTCCAAATGACCCCACGTTTGCAGGGATGCGTATTTTCAACTCGAAGACCAAAAACAGCATCGTAGATTTAAATGCTTACAGCATCACGTTCCAGCAATATCCGTTGGCTACTAAAGGTTTCTATATGGATGTAGCAAATCAGGAGCTACGTCCGATAGATTCGGCTGCTCAAAGCAAGGTGTCAGCAAAAGACATCTATATTGACTCGCGATCGTTAGCGACTATTTTGGACAATATTTTTGATAATTTCAAAAATCTAAACAACAACGGCAACTATACTCGTAATTTCTACAGCACATGGAGGTAAAACAAAACATCGATGCACCAAGAACAACTGAATCAAGCACTCGCTTTGACAAGCAAAGAACTAGCCAATCAATTGGCAGAAGAGAAGAACACTAAGAATCTGTTAGCTGTACAGCTGACAGAAGCGCAGCAGATTATCGCACAACTGCAAGCAGAGATTGCAGACCTGACCCAGCAACTGGACGAAGCTACTAAACCAGAAGAAATTATTGAAGGAGAATAACCATGACTCAAACTACAGACAACACATTGCTCAATTTGGAAGAAACAACACAACCATTTGACTTGGCAACAGCGCTCGTTTACATGAAAGAGCACGGAGAATTTATCCGATGCAAATCAGCTAATCAAGACTTTTATATGTATCGCGATGTGCAGAAACGCCCTGCAATTGTAAACGGTCGCCGTAAATTTGTTGATGTGGAAACCATTTGGGCCTTTAATCAGTGGGGCGGTACCGCTGCGACAATTAATATCGCTGATATGCTCAATGAGGAGTACTGGATCATGAAATTTGACGAAAACGGAAATCCAGACTGGACAGACCCGACAGTAGGGGCGGAGGCGTGATATTATGATGCTATTTAAAACACCGCAACATCCTGCAGGGATGTTTGATTTTCTACGCGAGCTAATAGCAACTGAGGACGGACTCGTCCTCTTTTTGCTTAGCTTAATCGTCATCATGGAAATTGTTGATTTTCTGTCAGGTACGTTTGCCGCTATGATTAATCCTGATATTGAGTACAAATCTAAAATTGGCATCAATGGTCTTATTCGTAAAATGATGGGAATTATTTTGCTTACCGTGTTGATTCCGATGTCGGTCTTACTGCCTGAACAGACCGGGGTAGCTTTCCTCTACACAATCTACGTCGGTTATCTAATATTAACGTTTAAGAGTTTGGTAGAAAATTACGGCAAAGCCAAGGGGGATACAAGTATATTTGCTAATGTGATTGTTGCGCTTGAAAAATTAGTTAGAAGCGAACCTAAAACCCTTGATACCAGCAAAATCCCTGCTGGGACTATCCAGTCTGAAAAAATGAAAGTAGATTTGGGCGAGGGGAATATTGCATTTAATTTTGAAAAGGAGGACTAATCATGCAATTTGATGAAGTAATCGAGTTCAACGACGAACTCTATCAAAAAAATATCGCTGACCATACTTTTCCTGAAATAGACGACTTAGACGGTAAGGGGGGAACAAATGAGTAATCTTGGTTTGAAATTAGTACAAATGCCAGTGCCTGCTGCTAAGTATGGTATTAAGTGTCCAAACGCTATGGTCCCTCAATGGCTGACCATTCACAACACCGCCAACAACGCTTCTGCGCTGGCTGAAATTAGCTATATGAATGGCAACTGGAACGATGTATCCTATCACTGGGCCGTGGACGACGTGCAGGCTATCCAAGCCATCCCGCACAATCGGAACGCTTGGCATTGCGGAGACGGTACAAATGGTGCAGGCAATCGTAGATCAATTGGTATTGAGATTTGCTATAGTCTGACTCCTGGACATCCTAAATATGCGAAAGCTGAGGATAACGGAGCTAAATTGGCTGCGATTATCTTGCATCAGTTGGGGTGGGGCATTGACCGTATTCGCAAGCATCAAGATTGGTCTGGCAAATATTGCCCACACCGCATCTTGGATAATGGTAACTGGGACGGTTTTAAAGGTAAAGTGCAGGCTTATCTACTGCAATTGCAAGGCAAGGCAGTAGTAGCACCACAGCCAGCCCCTAAAATATCGACTGCACAGCCTCGAACTGCTAGTGGGAATACTGGTACTCGTGAATATGCGGAAACGGGTGTATTCACTGCCATAGAAAACATCTATTTCCGCAATGAGCCGAACTTAAACGGTCATACACAAGGCATGTACTACAAAGGAGAGTCAGTGACTTATGACCGCGTCCGTGTTGATTATAACGGCTTCGTATGGATCAGTTGGATTTCTGCAAGCATAGGTATTCGTCGTTGGATGCCGATTAAAGTTCGTCAAAACGGTCAGACCACAGAAGTGTGGGGCAATGTAAAATAGATTTTCAACCCAGCTTCGGCTGGGCTTTTTTGTTGCCCGAATTTCAAAAAATCGACGTTTTTGGATTTTCGATAGCAAAACACTTGCCTTTGTGACGGACATTTTGCAAAATTGCCGTTTTTGCGGACATAAAAAAGACCTTGTCCAGAGGTCGGGGAATAGTCGGGGAGTTGTAACTATAAACAGCTATATAATAAGTAAAAAAACTATCTCGCCGATAGCTTTTT